AGCAGGTACTAAACTTTTTCCGTAAGGCTTCTGTAATTGAAGGTATTACGAACACTGACTATGCGGGTGAAATCGCAGCATTCGGTGATAGTGTACGAATCATCAAAGAGCCTGAAATTACTGTTTATCAGTATGAACGTGGTCAAGATGTGACCGCTACGAAGTTGACCGACCAAGAAGTAACTCTGGTTGTTGACACGGCTAACGCATTTAAGTTTATCGTAGATGACATTGAAACTAACATGTCTCACGTTAACTTCCGTGACGTTGCTACGTCTTCAGCAGCTTACTCTTTGCGTGATGCTTTTGACCAAGGTGTACTGGCTTCTATGTTTGCCGGTGTATCTAGCTCTAGCCCTGACCATGTACTTGGTGCAGACAATGCTACTGATCTGGCTGAAGGTACCTTTGACGGTACTGGTAACCTAGACCTTGGTTTTGGTACTGACGAGCATGATCCTCTGGATATTATGGCACGTATGGCACGTTTGCTAGACGAGCAGAACATTCCAGAAGAAGGCCGTTGGTTCGTAGCTTCACCACAGTTCTACGAAGTACTGTCTCAGTCTAGCTCTAAGCTGTTGAACGTAGACTTCAACGCTGGTCAAGGCTCCATCCGTAATGGTTTGGTAAGCTCTGGCAAGCTGCGTGGTTTTGATATGTACAAGTCAAACAACATTCCTGCGGTATCTAATGCTGCTGGTCAATGTCTGGCTGGTCACATGTCTTCTACGGCAACGGCTCAAACGATCACCAGCACTGAGGTTATTCGTGACCCAGACAGCTTTGGTGACATTGTACGTGGTCTACACGTTTACGGTGCTAAGGTACTGCGACCAGAAGCTCTGGTTTCAGCCTTCTACGGTATCGACTAGACCTTTTAAGGTGGGGGCTGCTTCGGTGGCCCCTTTCCTTTTTTATTGGAGATTATAATGCCTCAACTTGGATCTGATGCGAAGCCACTAATGATGAGACAGACTATTGCTGGTAAAGGCAGTAGAATCCGCAAAGGAAGTAACTACGCACGTTACAAAGATAACTTTGATAAAATTTTTAATAAAGACTCTGACCCTGAATGCGCTACAGAATTTGAAGGTGCTAGAGCAATTAGTAAAACTTTTTCAATGGAGCAAGACTAATGAGTCTAAGCAAAACGATTAAAAAATTAGTAGCTGAAGTAAAGCAAAAAACAAACTACGGTGGTGTTCAAGAGCTACCCATGTATGGGATCGGCTACGATGAAAGAATGCAATATAATGAAGGGGGTCAGACTATGTACGGTAAAGATAAAAAGAAAGGCATGATGTACGGTGGTATGAGCCGTGAGAAAAAGATGGGCGGAGGGCGCTCTATGTATGGTAATGGCGGCTATGCTTCTGTGCAAGAGATGGAACAAAAGTGCAGTACTCAATCACCACGGAACTCAATGAAGTGAAAGTAGCTGCTCCTAAAGGTTACCACTGGATGAAGGCTGGCAAGTCTTACAGGCTTATGAAAGATCCTAAAGATGGTTATAAGCCTCATAAGGGTGCAAGTAAATCAGCAACCTTTGAGGTTCAAAAGGCGCATAAATAATGGCAACATATCTAGATTTAGCAAATGAACTCCTACGGGAGATGAATGAAGTAGAGCTTACAAGTTCTAGCTTTGCTTCTGCTGTGGGTATTCAACAACACGTTAAAGACTCTATTAATAGGGCTTATCTAGATATTGTTAATGAAGAACCTCAGTGGCCTTTCCTTGCTGCTAATCTAAGTGGTGAAACAGATCCTATGTACGGTAATGTGTATATAGAAACTGTAGCAGGACAGCGTTGGTATACTATGAAGCCTGCTAGTTCTTCTTTAACTACTGACTATGGTTATGTAGATTGGGATAACTTTTACTTAACTACTGTAGGTGTAGATGGTGAAGTTGCTCCATATACTGCGCGTAACTTACGCTTTACTACAACAGAAGCTTGGAAAGACTATAGACGTATTCCAGAAAACTTAGATGACGCAGATACGCAACAGTATGGTATTCCTGATCGTGTAATTAAAAGTCCTGACAACCGTAAGTTTGGTCTTAGTGCTATTCCAGATAAAGTATATCGCATTTGGTTTTATGCTTATGTATTACCTACAGAGCTTTCAGCATTTGGTGATGAAACAGTATTCCCAAATACTTACAAGCCTGTACTGCTAAACAGGGCTAGATACTATATCTATCAGTTTAAAGAAAGCCCACAGTTTTCTGCATTTGCTCTTGAAGACTACAAGCGTGGCTTACGTCTGATGAAACTTAATTTGATGAATCCTAATCCCGGTGAGTTTAAAGATGACCGTATGAGGTTTGTATAATGTCTCAGCCGTTTGGTCTATCAGCTAAAGGTGGTTTATATACCAGCCTTAACCAGCTTGAGATGCTGGGACAGCCGGGTATTGCTTCTAAGCTTACAAACTTTGAAGTAGATACTGATGGTGGCTATCGTCGTATCAATGGCTTTAATCTTTTTGGAGGAGCTTCATCAGTACGTCCTAATGGCTCTGCTAAAGTATTAGGCATCAAAGGCTATGCCGATGGTGTAATAGTTTGTTCAGATACTGGAATCTTTTTTAGTCAAGACGGAACCTCATGGATTTCTATATCTAAGCAAAGTGTACATAGTAGTGGAGATAACTACGCAACCTTTACAGGTCGTACAGACTTAGCACGTACTAACCAATCACAAATAAGTTTTTCATTATTTGAAGGCTTGTCAGACTACGGTGAGATACTTATATGTGATGGGGCTAATAAGCCTTACTTTTTTAGAATGGAAGGTACTGGCGCTTTAAATACACGTACTTTTTTTGCAGGTGAAATTACTGTTGATGGTACAGTGGCTCCAAGAGTAGGGACTATTCATGACAAACATTTTGTAGTCTCAGGTGCTGATGGTACAGAAAATACAATTTATTATAGCCATACAAATGATCCTGATAACTTTACAGGTACTGGAGCAGGTTCTATTGTACTTGAAGATCAAGTAGTAGGTTTAGCTAGTTTCCGTAGTGATCTTATTATTTTCTGTAAGAATAGTATTTTTAAACTTCTTAACATTAATGATTCTAATGCTATCACAATACAACCTATTACAAAAAACGTAGGTTGTATGGATTTTCAAAGCATTCAAGAAATTGCAGGTGACTTGTTATTCTTGAGTCCTGATGGTCTTAGAACCGTTGCAGGTACGGTACGAATTGGTGACGTTGAGCTAGGAACTGTAAGTAGACCTATTCAACCTACGATTAAAAGTATTGCGGCTAACATTGATAACTTAGATATAGCTAGTGCTGTACTTAGAAGTAAATCTCAGTATAGATTATTTTATAATAATAATGGTACTGCTAATTCTGCTGCAAAAGGCATTATTGCTACGTTGACTAATGAAGGTTTTCAGTACTCAGAAACTTTAGGAATTAAAGCTACAGCATTAACATCAGACTTAGATGTTGATGGCATTGAACAAACGTGGCATGGAGATACTGATGGTTATATTTATAATCATGATGAGGGTAACTCTTTTGACTATGGTGGTACTGCTAGTGATGTAACAGCAGCTTATCAAACACCTAACTTAGACTTTGGTGATGTAGGTACTAAAAAGACTATGCGTTATGTACGCATTTCTATGAGTCCTGAAGGATCGGTACAGCCTACATTACGTGTGCGTTATGACTATGAAGATCCTCTTATTGCACAACCTTTAGATTATGTATTAGATAGTATTCCGCTACCTAGTATTTTTGGATCAGGTGAATTCGGGGCCAATGTATTTGGAGCCTCTTCAGATCCTTTAATACGTCAAACCGTACAGGGCAGTGGACATACCGTAAGTTTTATTGTAACAAGTTCAGATCAACAATCGCCATATACAGTGAATGGTCTTTATATAGACTACACTCCATCAGGAAGGAGATAATAGATGGCTCAGAGCTATACCAGACAAAGTACATTCGCTGATGGAGATACTATCTCAGCATCGTTGTTTAATAACGAGTACAACCAATTAGTAAACTCTTTTGCTTATTCATCTACCAGCGCAGTAAACACAGGTCATAGACATGACGGCACTGCTGGACAAGGTGGTAATATTTTTAAGATTGGTGATCTTGATTTTCTTAACAAGATTGAAGTAGATGGAACAAACAATCGTCTTGGTTTTTATGTAGAAGTTTCTAGTGCTGCTGTAGAGCAGATCCGTATTCAAGACGGAGCTGTTGTTCCTGTTATAACTAATGACATAGATCTGGGTACTTCTTCTTTACAGTTTAAAGATCTTTACATTAATGGCACTGCAAACCTTGACAGCCTTGTATTAGGTAGTGGCTCTACAGTAACAGCTATTCTTGATGAAGATGGTTTAACTTCTGACAGTGCTACGTCATTAGCTACTCAACAATCTATTAAAGCTTACGTAGATGCACAAGTAACTGCCCAAGACTTTGACTTCAGTGCAGATACTGGTGGTGCTTTGAGCATTGACCTTGATAGTGAAGCTATGACCTTTACAGGCGGCACGGGTATTGATACGTCTGGTTCAGGTAATGCAGTAACCTTCGCAATTGATAGTACTGTGGCAACTTTAGCAGACACACAAACTTTTACTAACAAGACTCTGACAAGCCCGGATATTAATGGTGGTACTGTAGACGGCGCAACTATTGCTACGTCTGATATTACTGTAGGGGCTACAAAGACTCTAGATGTCTCAGCAGGTACTCTAACACTTGCAGACGATCAGATATCTGGTGACAAAGTAGAAGGCGGTACTATTGCTGCTACTACTATTACAGACTTGACCTTTGGAAGTCTTGATGACGGTACAATTAATATAACTGCATTTGTAGATGAAGATGATATGACATCTGACAGTGCAACGCTTGTACCTACTCAGCAGTCTGTTAAAGCCTATGTAGATGCTCAAGTCACTGCACAGGACTTAGATGTTACTACAGATAGCGGCACGATTGCAATTGATCTTGATTCAGAAAATCTTACAGTTACTGGTGGTACGGGTATTGATTCTAGTGCTGCGGGTAATGCTGTAACCTTAGCTATTGATTCTACAGTAGCTACCCTCACAGGCTCTCAGACGCTCTCTAACAAGACTTTAACTACCCCTGTGGTATCGGGTAACCTTACTACTGACGGCCTTATAGACGGGCGTGACGTAGCTACAGATGGTACTAAACTTGATGGTATTGAAGCCAGTGCAGATGTAACGGACACTACAAATGTTACTGCTGCTGGCGCTTTAATGGATTCTGAAGTAACTAATCTTGCTCAAGTAAAAGCATTTGATTCTTCGGACTACGCTACAGCCGCACAAGGCACTACAGCAGATGCTGCTTTACCTAGAACTGGTGGAGCAATGACGGGTGCTATTACAACTAATAGTACTTTTGATGGGCGTGATGTAGCCGCCGATGGTACTAAACTGGATACCATAGAATCAAATGCTACGGCTGATCAAACTGACGCTGAAATTAAAACAGCTTATGAAAATAATTCAGATACCAATGCGTTTACTGACGCTGAAAAAACTAAACTATCAGGTATTGAAGCACTAGCAGATGTAACTGATACAACTAATGTAACTGCTGCCGGTGCCTTGATGGACTCAGAGCTAACTAGCGAAGCTTCTGTTAAAGCTTTAGATCAGGGTGTAGCTACTACAGATAGTCCTGCGTTTACTAACTTAACTTTAAATGGTACAGGATCTGTTAAGGTTCCTGCTGGCACAACGGCTCAGAGAGACGGTACTCCTGCTGCTGGTATGTTTAGATACAATAGCTCACTAGAGCAGTTTGAAGGCTACACAAGCGAATGGGGTTCCATCGGTGGCGGTGGTGGTACTAATACCTTCACTACTGACAGTTTTACAGGTGATGGAACTACTACTGATTATGCTTTAAGCCAGACAGTATCTTCTGAAGATAATCTTCTTGTGTTTATTGAAGGTGTATTCCAACAGCAAGATGCTTACAGTATTGCAACAGCGGCTGGTACAACTACACTGACCTTTAGTGCTGCACCAGCTAACGGCAACAGTATTCTTATTTATTCTGTAGCTGCTGGTGTATCAGGTTCTAACTTGAACATTGACAGCATGACAGGTGATGGTAGTGATGTAACACTTACGTTGACTATTGCACCAGTTAATGAAAATAACACTCAAGTGTTTATTGATGGTGTATATCAGAACAAAGATACCTATAGCATCTCTGGAACTACTCTGACGTTCTCTACGGCTCCACCTAACGGTAGTGCTGTAGAAGTCATGACAATGACCCAGACGGATATCAATGTCCCTGTTGATGGAACTATAACGTCTGCAAAGCTGTCTGGTGATCTTGTGACTCCCGGTGCTTTAGACGTAACCGGCACAGTGACTGCCACCAAACTTGTAAGTGAAAATGGTGTCTTGGAGTTAGATGATAACGGGACACACAACGGCGTGATTAATGTCCCTGCCTCCCTTTTTATCAACATCGACAGCGATGCTAACAGCACTGGTGAAGACTTTGTTATTGGCAAAGACCGCACTAGCACTTCTGGAGGCACAGAGCTATTTAGGGTACAGGAAGACGGCAACGTGGGTATTTCTACTACTTCGCCGCAAAAGACTCTTGATGTTAAAGGCACGTTTGCAATCAGTAATAGTACAACTAGTTACTGGGATTTTGACAGAGATGATTCTGATGGCTCATTAAAAATTGCAGATACTGGCACAGAACGTATGCGCATAGACTCTAGCGGATCACTAAAGTATGCGGCAGGAAGTCAAGCGGGATCATTACAAAACTTTTCTGTGGATGTTGGAACTACTGCAACCACAGTTTTAGACATGGCGGACTTAGTTACATCAGACAAAGGCTCTGGATTGTATATGGTAAGTATAGTGAGGACAGCAGGTTCTTACGGCAGGCACTTTGTAGGGATATTTGGCGCTAATAGTTCTAGTGTCGCTTTGTACGCAACACTGCAAGTAAGCAACGTTACTGTAACCGTTAGCGGGACTGAAATAAAAGCAAATATAGCAAGCGGAACTGTATATATGGATGTTAATGCAATTCCACTATCCGTAGATATAGATTAGGAAATAAACCCAATGTCATACACAGAACAACAAATAGCGGACTACATCACGGCAAGATCACAGCGCGTTTATCGCTATGCTAAAGAAGCTGATCCCATGATGGCTCAAGTTTTGGCTGAAGAAATAGAGAAAAGCGTCTGGCTGGACAAGAAAAATGAAATCAAGCAGAGCCTGCCCTACCCCGAAAGTGTCGTAGGTTCTGAAATAGAACAGTATTGCATAGAAAACGAGATACTTTAGGAGACAACTAATGGCTTTAACACAGATCCCAATAGAGCTATCAAGTACTCCGGGTATTGTTGATAACTCTAACGATACGGCGATTACTATTGATAGTTCTGAGAATGTGCTGGTGGGGACTACTGATGCTGCACCGGGAGTAGGTAACACAAACACTGGAGGTGCTTTCGGTAGTAATGGCTATGGTGTATTTAGCCGCACAGGTGCAGCCGCGCAAGCCACGGCGTATTTCAATAAAAATACTAATGACGGAACCATTGTTGCACTCAACAAAGACGGCACAGCCGTAGGTAGTATTGGTACTGCTAGTGGAGTGACTTATTTTGCAGGGCCAAACTCTAGCACTGGTGGCTTTAGAATAGATTCTAGTGGTGCTAATGGCGTAATAGTCCCTACTACTACTACTGGCGCAAACAGAGATGCGGCTACCGATTTAGGTTATTCGTCAATTCGTTTTCGTGACCTCTACCTGTCAGGCGGTGCATACCTAGGCGGTACTGCTGCGGCTAATAAGCTAAGTGATTACGAAAGTGGCACTTGGACGCCGACGATATCGGGTTGCACCATAACCGTAACTCGAGCGAATTATGTAAAGATTGGTGGTTTAGTGCATTTATCATTCACCATAGATATAGACTCAAGCGACGGTGGCGCTGTGCAAATTTCGATTGGCGGTGTGCCTTTTACCGCCTCCGTCGCAAACAACGAAACCACGGCTACGTTTATGGGGGCAAACATTACTTTCCCTTCCGGCACTATCATGGCGAATCTGTACAAGTATAGCCAATCAGGGTCAATTCAACTTTACGCTACCACTCAAAACGCTGCTCTCACTGGTGTTTTGCGCTCCGGCATTAACAGTTCGTCTTCGCTGTGGGGGTCAATTGTTTTTCAGACAGACGATTAATTTATAACCTTGCCGGATAGCAGGGTCGGACAGTCCATTCAAGGAGATAAAATATGGCACTTTCAGAAGCAACAGTACAAGACAAGATTGAAGTAGTAGACTGCGGAGGCTGGAAAGCTATTCAAGTCCGTACAGCCACTATCATTAGCAGGGACGGTGAAGAGATCAGTAGGTCTTTCCATCGCCACGTTGTAACGCCCGCAGACGATTGGACAGGTGAAAGCACAGAGGTTCAGGCCATGTGTAATACTTTCCATACCACAGAGGCTATAGCGGCTTACAACGCTGCACAGACGGAGACACCGTAATGGCTACATGGACTATATCAACACTTGAACGCAACACATCAGACGGTGGTGTAACTGTGCACACTGGCGAGTAACTGAAGAAGATGGAGACTACTCTGCATCTTCCTATGGCACTGTAGGCTTTACACCTGACGCATCTGCTGAAGGCTTTGTAGCCTATGACTCTCTTGACGAAGCTACAGTACTTGGATGGGTTCAGGCAGAAGTAGATCAAGATGCTATTGAAGCAAGCTTGACATCTAACATTGCAGAACAAAAAACACCTGTAACATCAACCGGCACACCTTGGTAGTTGACAACCTTCCAAAAATATGCTATAATCTTTTAAGGAGTTAAAGATGGATTTAATTACTATTATTAATACTGTTACAACAATTGTTACAGTAGCTTCTATTATTGCAGCTTCAACACCTACTCCTAAAGATGATGAGTGGATTGCAAAGCTTTACAAGTTTGTAGATCTATTAGCTATAAATATCGGTAAAGCAAAGCAGTAGGTGAAACTAGATATGGCAGCAAAAACTGAGATGGAGTTAGCTCTAGAGGCTTTAGATAAGATTGCACAACATGAGAAAGAATGTGGTGAGCGTTGGGGAGAAGCCACGGCTGAGTTAAGACAGTTAAAAGAGTTAGCTATGTCTCACGCTGCTAGGTGGGAAAGGCTTTCATGGCTTGTTGTTACTGTGGTTATTACAGGTGCAGCATCTGTTATTGTAGCACATTTAGGTTAAATAATGAGTAATAAAAGATCTAAAAGAAATAATAATAAAGTCTTGAAAGCCCTTCGCCAGAAGAGAGCTAATGGTGGGCGTACTAAAAAGTTTTATGGTGGTGTTGAAGGCATGGGAGGTTTTAGAATCCCCAGCGAAGCTGAAATACAAGCTCGTATAAGAGAGCAGCAAGGTACTAATCAAGAGACTGCTGCACAGAAAGCTGCTAGAGAAGCTAAAGCAAAGGCTGATAAAGCAGAAGCTGACAGACTTGCTGCCGAACAAAAGGCAGAGGCGGATAGGCTTGCTGCTGAAAAAGTAGCTAAACAAGGATCAGTAGATGTAAGCGGTGGAAATGCTACAACTACTACGACAACCCCAACAACCTTTACAAATGATCCAAAGCCCACACCTCCTCAAAGACCCGGAGGAATGGGTCAGGCAAGTAAGAGCTATCAGGAAAAAGTAAGGCAGTACAATGCAAATCTTGCGGCTTGGGAGGCTCGTAATTTAAATGTAACAGAAGGCAGCGGTAGCGGCTCTGCTACAGACATTGCTGATAGTACAGCACAACAAGGAAACACTATGAGTACAATACCTTCCAGTGGAGGACAGCCACCTAAAGTTGAAATAACCCCACCTGATAAATTTGATATAGAAAAAGTACAGGTTGAAGATGTTTCTTTAGAAGGTACTGCTTTAGGCCCTGCTGAACAAATAGCTGCACAACAAAAAGTACAGGCTGCTACAGTCGCTAAGGCCCCTACTATTCGTGCAGATACTGCTACAGCAGCTACAGCAGCAATGCCTACTACAGTTACGGCAGCAGGTTATGATGCAGCTAAAGCAGCAGATCTTGCACCTACAGAAGCTGCACAGGGCGTTGTAAGCGATCAAGCTATTGCTCGTGCAGAAGGCCCTACACTTACTGAAAGGGCTGTAGCGGCTCAAAGAGATACTGCACAAGAGCAAGCAGCTTTGGCAGGAGAGATAGACTTTGATATTTCAGATGGTGCTTATGTAGATAAAGTAACAGGTAAGACTACTGATGTAGCTCCTACTCCTGAAGCAGAAAAGAATCAACGTGAAGCTATTACTGGACAGCCTGCAACGGCTGGACAAGCTGCTGAGATTATTGGCATTGTAGGTTACGAGCAGATTAAAAACCGTAGCTACAGCGGGCGGGAAGCAGCAGCCGGTGCTACAAACATGCTATCAGAGATAGGTAATTTACCTACTAATGTTAGTACATCTATTGTAGAAGACCCTGCAACTGTAGAGGCTCAACTAGATCAACAACCTGTAGAAGTACGTGCAGCAGTAGCAGCATTACCTACAGAAGCTCTTGTATCTTCACAGATGGAAAGCTTACTAGCTGGTATGGAGGACGGTAAGACTCCTGCATGGGCTAGACCAGCAGTAGCAGCCATTGAACAGAAACTAGCCGCTAGGGGCCTCTCAGCGTCCACTGTAGGCCGTGATGCACTGTTTAATGCAATTATACAGAGTGCTCTACCAATGGCTCAGAGCAACGCACAGGCCCTTCAGCAGCGTGCTGCACAGAACCTGTCTAATGAGCAACAGGCTAATCTTACACAAGCTACACAAGACATGCAGCGGCGTATGGCTAACCTAGCTAACAGGCAGACAGCAGAAGGCCAAACTGCACAGTACGCACAGCAGATGTCAGTATTGCAGAGCCAGTTTACACAACAAGGTGTTATGGCTGAGATGCAGGTTGCTAATGAGTTTCTTGCTAGGAATGCAGGCTTTCAACAGCAGATGAATCTTGCTAACTTGTCAAATGACCAACAGATGCGTTTGGCTAATCTGTCTGCTTTGAATCAGGCTGACTCTCAAAACTTAAATGCTGCTCAACAAACAGAGTTGGCTAATCTTAATACACGTATGCAGACTAATCTGTTACAAGCTAACTTAGCCCAACAGATGGGTGTTGCTCAGTTAAATGTAGATCAACAAAGAGCAGTTCAAAATGCTGCAATGACTGCCCGTGTAGATCTTACAAAGTTTAATGCAGATCAACAAACTGCTTTAGCTAACAGTAAGTTCATGCAGTCTATGACTATGGCAGACTTTAATGCTGAACAACAAGCAGCAATGCAGAATGCTACTATGATGGCTCAGATGGATCTTGCAGCGGCTGACCAGCGTACAAAGCTCGCTATTACTAATGCTCAAAGTTTTCTTCAGATGGATATGGCTAATCTTAGTAATGCTCAACAGGCTACTATACTTGATCAGCAAATGCGGCAACAGCGTATTCTTTCAGATCAATCAGCAGCTAATGCAGCAAAGCAGTTTAATGCGGCTTCAGAAAATCAGACTAATCAGTTTATGGCTAGTATGCAAGCTAACATGAATCAGTTTAATGCTACTCAAACTAATGCTATGGAGCAGTTTAATACGGCTGAGACTAATAAAGCTAGAGCCATGAACGCTGCTAATACTATGGAAGTTAACAAGGCTAATGCAGCTATCCGTAATCAAACGAATCAGTTCAATGCTCAAGTAGAGTTTCAACGTGATCAGTGGAACGCTGCTAATGCACAGGCTGTTGCACAGTCAAATGTAGAGTGGCGTAGAAAAGCTAATACAATTAATACTGCGGCTGTCAACGCAGCTAACCAAGCGAATGCTCAGATGGCTTTTAATCTTAATTCGGCAGAGCAGTCTTTCTTGTGGCAAAACCTTAGAGATGAAGCCGCGTATGTAAGACAATCTTATGAGAATGATCAGCAGCGTAAGACTACTTTGTATGCTACTGCTCTTGCAAATGAAGCAACGGCTGATAAAGGTACTAGCGGGACTAGAACACTTATGGATTTAGCAACTCAATTCTTTAACGCGATATAGGATACAAATATGGGATTTTTTAAAAAAATATTTAAGGGCGTTAAAAAGGTCTGGAAAGCTATTGGTAAAAGAATTAAAAAAACTTTTAAAAGTATTGGAAAGTTCATGGGTAAGATCGGTGTTGTCGGTCAAATTGCTCTTTCTTTACTGCTGCCCGGAATAGGAACAATGCTTGGTGGCCTTGCTGGAGGCATGATGGCTTCTGGCAGTGCTCTTGTTAGAGGCGCTGGTACATTTTTAAATGCTGCCGTTAATGTTGGTAGTAAAATGGGAGGTCTTGTAAAAACTGTAACTCAAGGTGTTACCAAAGTTGTCGGTAATGTTGCGGGTGCTGTTCTTAATAAGATTCCCGGCGCACAAGATCTTGTACTAAATGTAACTAAGTCTTTAGGTATGAACTCCGGTGCTGGTATTGACATAGGTAAGGCTAGTTTAAAAGGAGCTTTTGATGCGGCTTCAAGTACAATAACTGACTTTGCCGCACAAGGACGTGACTTATTCTCTATGGATACTTTAACAGATCCCAACAAGTATATTAGCGCAGGTACAAAAGCAAAGATAGAGGCTGCTAAGTCTGGTGTACCTTCTACTGAAGATGTTCTAGAAACATCAGGGCAGATGCCAACGCCTAGTGCTGATATGGAAGCTTATATGGAGGCTGGGCCTCAAACTACAGATATTACTGATGCACCCGCTATATCAAGTAAATATGATATTGAGCTTGCTAATAGACCTGATTCTATGATACCTGATGCTTTTGAAGGTTATCAGCAGTCACTATTAGAAGCCCCTGTTGATCCATTAAAGCCATCAGTATCTCCTAAAATAGATCTAAATATACAGGCTCCTGACTTAGATGCCCTTTCTGAGCAAGTTAAGCCTACAGTTGGGGAGCGTATTAAAGGTGCTTTTGATACAAAAGTTGAAGATGTTAAAGCTACAATGCAAGATCCTCTTGCTCTTGCAAAGAGAGGCTTTGAGACTTATCAGGCTTCAAGACAAGAAGATGAAATGTTAGCTGCACAGCAGGCTGCTCTTGTAGGCGGTGATGTTATTAATGTAGGACAGTATCAAGATCCTAGTGCTTTCTTGGCGTATCAGACGCAGAATACTGTAGCACCTATTCAGGGCTTCCAAGCTCCTGCTACGTATGATGCACCACTTTCTAGCTGGGGCCAGCAGTTTATGTTTGATCCCTTTGCACAACAAACAGTGAGGACAGCGTAATGGATGAAGAAACAACTCCAGAACTACAGGAGTATTTTTCTAAAATGGATAGACCTATTCCGGGTCAGTCCTTAACTGAAGATCCTGATACACAACAACCTTATACAGCAGCACCTGAGTTTACTGTACCACAAGAAGCTGTAGAGTATCTATTTGATCAGATGACTGAAGAAGATAACTATGTTCCTTTGATGGAAAGTATAGCTTCAGGAACTACAATCATGGACGCAACTAAGCTTATATTATTCTCAGGCTTTAACGAAGGTAAGTGGAACCCTGACTTGATGTTGTTGTTGATTGAGCCTACAGCTTACATGATTATGGGTCTTGCAGAACGTGCTGAAATTGAATATGAAGTTCAAGAAGACGATGAGTCAGAAGTGTTTGGAGCTACTGTACAACGACCTGAGTTGAAAGAACCTTCAGAGCTTTCAGAAGAAACACAAGATGTTATGGGTCGTGTAGAAAGTGTTGAACTTCCTGAAATACCTACACAGTCTTTGATGGCTCGTCCACCACCATCACCCCAACCTAGTTTAATGCAGAGGCAAGCGTAATATGGCTATTGAACAATTTGGAGAGTCTTTACTGACTCAAAAACGTCAGCGTGATGAAGAACAAGCTAGCAAACTTCGTAAGCGTGAAGAACGTAATGCTCTACTGGGTCTTGCAGGTACTGTAGGTATTGGGCTGTACAAGCAAAACTTAAAAGAAAAACAAAAAGATTTTTTTAGAAATGAAAAAGTTTTACAAGCTCAAGTAGATAGTAGGTTAGGTGCATCTAGCGCACAGCAAGGTACGACCGACTGGGAAAAATCTCAAGTGTATGCTGGAGGTGCTAGACAGTATGTTACAGATACATATATTACACCTTTAATGCAACAGAGGTTTGTTGAAGCAGGCGAGAATAAATTTAAAAATGAAAGAGATCTTGCGCTTGCTATTAGAGAAGCTTCTAATAACTTTGCTTCTGAAAAAGATGAGGATGGTTTAACCGTATACGATAAATGGCAGCAGTGGACTGATGTGTCTAGGGGTATTGATACTTCAGTAGATTCTAAAACTTTTTTAAAAAATAATAATAATTTACCTAGATCTGCGGCAAGTGCTTTTTATCAACGATATTTGTCTAAAAGCAATACAGACCCCTACGAGCAGGCTGTTACAGATTTTCAAAATTCAGACTACGTTACAACAAGGCAAGAGGCTCTTAATCTTAGACGTTTATTTACAGAAGGTTTAGGGTTAACTAAATCTGCGGAAGCCGCTAAAAAAATTCAAAGTTTTTATGATGAAGTTCCTGATAAAAAAGACACAGTAGAAGACTATGAGTATCAAGTGCCCACAGCAGATGGCACAGGTGTAGCTAAATTTATGGGTATAAAACGCACAAGTCCCAGAGGTGTGGTAAGTTACTGGGGTGCTGATGGTAAAAAACTTAATATGGGACAAAGCGTAGCTAAGTCTGAAGTTAAAAGCGTAACACGTACAGGTGAAAAAGTTACAAGTACTACGTATACTATAATTGATAATGCAACAAGACAACCTATTGATAGTGTTGACGGCCCCGCTAGAATTACAGGTACAGAGGAGCCTGCAACGGCACCCCTAGATCCGAATATGATAAGGCAAGCTACTCAGGCTATAAGTAGAACAATTGAAAATCCTACGCATAGTATTTCTGTTCCTTTTTTTGGAGATAAAGAAGTAACGCAGCAACCTGCTGGTGATTTATTTGAGAAATATATCACACAAAACACGTCAGGTGATGTAGATCTAAGCGAAACTCGCCAAAAAGGTTTTACCAATCGTGTGGGTGTTTCTGCAAGCTATCTATTAGAAGATAATAAAGTTGATGGGGATATAGCTTACGATTTAGCTTCGGCTATTGAATTTAATGAACTAGGCAGGCAATTTGAAGGTAGTGATTATGTACCAAGTAATTCTTTTTATAGGGATATAGATGATGAGCCTACCCCTTTACAAATTCTTGAAGGTATTGCAACTTTACAAGGCACTCCTAGCGAAGTAAGCCCAGAAGACCTTCCCTCTATTTTGCAGATTGTTTTTAAAGATAGAGGCGCTTCTTTAGCTGCTGAAATTAAATCTTTACAGAATGAAAAAGGAAAGTCATCTCAACTTGAAAATTTGTTTACTAGGAATGAAAAGTTTCAAAGTTTATTGAAAAGTCCTGCTATGTTAAAGGCACTAGGTTATCCAGAAACACTAAACGGAAAGCCTAATACAATTATTTTTGACACATATAATTCTCAAGTTAGATTAGGAGAAAAAGAACCTAGACAAGAAGACTCTGACTCTTTGGATGACGAAGCCAGTGCAAACCTTGCTGCGTCCGTAGAAGAGGATTTAAAAGCTCCACAGACTTCTGAACTAGATTTATTTGCACAGAACCAAATGGCTTTGTTGGAAGAAAAATACAAACCTTCGCCCACAACTTCTCAAGGCCCAAGAGCAGCAGCAGAAGCAATGGATGCAAAAACTCGTGCAAGAAGGCAGCTAAGAAATGATGGTATGTATCAAATTATTTCAAGATACGATAGTTTAAAAGATGCAGGAGCTACCGGATCTAACGAAACAATTTCACAACTAGAGCAGGCACTTGCTGATACTGTTAGTGATAGGGGAAATACTCTTGAAGTTAATCAGCTAAGAACTAAATTAAATAATGAAAAAGCTATGCGCGACATTAAAGAACAACTAGCCCAGTTAATGCAATAGGAGCTATTCATGGCTGAATCTTTTGATTTTACCGTTAAAAATACAGAACCATACAAGCCTGTTACTGAAGAGTATGTAGAGTCTTTAGCAGACCTTGAAAGCTCTTCACAGTTCCAAGGAGATTCTGAAACTTATTTAGAGTGGTTAGCTAATAATACAACAGGCTGGCAAAAGTTTGCTGATGCCGGTTCTTGGGGCGGTAACGAAGATATTTTTGAAGTTCTTCGTGATGAAGATATGCGTCTTGGTACTATTGCTGCAAGAGCCTCACAGTTAAAAGAAGCTCCTGATTATGTTAAGCAGGCTTATGCC